GATTATCTGGTGGTTGAGTATAACCACTTACACCATAATCACTTCGAATAAAATCAAATTCGTGGAATTGTAAAAAACCTTGCCAACTAATTGCATTAGGACTAGCGTAACACTGTAATACCGTGAATTGAGCTTCATTTATATAGTACAAATTATTTTCTAACGGAGCGTAATTAGTTGTTCCGGTATATGAATTATTATACAATAATTGAAATTTACAAGTTGGTCTAAATGTTGTTGATTTTTGTCTTTCATCATCAAAAACTTGAGCCAAATTAACATCAATACTTCTATCAAATTCTTGAATATTTTTAGAGTTTTGAACTAAAGGAGTTGGTATCGACAAATCAGTATTTGTTGCTGTTTTGTATCTTAAAGACCCTAAAACAATTCTTATATCATCCATATTAGTTTACTACATTAATAGTGTTTATCCATTTTGTTCTAAACCTATCAAAAGCCGATGCACCACGTCTCAAACCAAAATAAAAATGGAATGGTGCCCCAACAGTGACTAATTGTTCGTCCGATGGATTATTATCCCAATATGAAGGATTTGCGCTGATTTCACCTTGATTGTCAACTGCGTATATATATCCTTTTTGATATTGTGTTTGAGCGTTAGAATTATTTCTAAAATATCGTGAACCTTGGTCTAATCTATCCAACGATTGATATCTGTGTGAGAATACAACATCACCATCAAAAGTTAAATCCCAATTATTAAATTGTCTACCAAAAATAGAATCATTAATACTTTGACTAGCATTAATTTTCCATTGTGATAATGGAACTCTTTGAGAATAAACCGAAAAATTATTAAAAGAACAGTTACTTGTAACCGGCACAGAACCATCAACAATTGTTCTTTTTGGTGTTATATAATCTCGTATTTGAGTATCAGACGAAAAGAAAATACCTAACACATTATCACAATCAAAAAATATCGGATTTTGTTTTGCCGGAGTAACTAAAGCGGTTCCATTTCCTAAACCAGCATTAGTTGCGATAAATGTTGTACCTATATTATTATTAGGAGAACCAGCTAGCGTAAAATCTGTTTGTACTGGAGACCCTAAACTTTGTATTTGATACTGAGAACCCACAATAAATGAACCTGCACTTATAACACTAATAGAATCCGGATAATTACCCGATAAAAATGGTGCAACACCTAATTCAGAATTAATAGATATTAACTGAGCGTAATCTGCATCAATTTGATAATTAGTACCACTTCTACCATTTGAAAAGTATGCTAAAATATTTAACCCACCTAAAAGTTTTTCAAAAAATGAATTATCAACAAATCGACTTACAATAAATAAATTTAATATATCATCAACAGTACCATATGATGAAGAATCTAATCTATTTACAACATAACCGTCATACTCATCAGACATAACTAATTCTTGTAGATAATCAGCTCTAGGACCCAAATCCATAATTGTTGTTGGGTACCCCATAACACCATTATCCAATTTAAATTCTCCCGAGTTAACATCATAATCTGTCGCTCTATAATAATAATTTTTAGTTTTAGAATAATATTTAACCGTATTTCTACAATAATCAACAATAGGTTGATTTGGTGTTGATGACGTTGGTGGAAAATAACCTTTTACATTTATTCTTATTGGAAATGCGTATAACGTACCATTAACCCAATTATTTATAAATCTATGAGAAAACACATTTCTACAAGCACCTAACATAACCATATTTCGAGCTATCCACTCAAACATTAATTTCCAATCATTAAATAATGATATAAATATTGTTGTTACAAATTTATAACAACCATATTCAAATATCATTTTACCTTTAAATTGTTGACAACTAATAGGTTTAATCTCAATTGTTCCATTAGGTCCATTACGTTTACAACCATAACACTCTAAATTAACAGACCCATCACAAGTAAAAGAATCAAAAACTCTTGTTATACCAGTAGAACCTGCCAAGTCCTCATATACATATTCTAAATCACCTGACCCAGCGGATGACGAACCACCTAAACTACTACTTATATTTAAAACACCCTCTTCCGGTATCAAAAACATTTGTAAATTATTATTTTTTTGTAGTACCATCCCATTACAACAATATTCTTCAACAGTTGTTGATGTTGGTAACCTGTCACCTCTCATCACAATTTCATTATCATTTAACCCTAATGAAAAATTTAAAGTATTTCCTGTGGTATTATATATAGGTGTGTAATAATTAGAGGTAACCGCAAAATTACCATTAGGATTTGACACATCAAAACGAGTTCTTTGGTCACCTCTCTCAAAAAGGTCTAAATTTGTATACATAATAGGTCCACCTTCAATAATTTCCTGTCTAAAATATCCCTGATTAAGTCCCGTATTTGGTAAATAATTAATACCAGCACTCAAATTATTTACATCATAAGGACCAAAAATAAGTGACCCAACAAATACAAATGCTGTATCATTATAAATCCTCCAACTAAACCTATTACTAGAAGAAACACGTAATCCTTGTGGAGTTTGAAATGCAACATTAGGATTAATTCTACCCACAACATTATCAATCACTCCTCCACACGAAGGAGCATATGTATTAAATGACCCATTATCCATACTAGAATAATAACTAATCAAATTTGAAGTAAATGATGAATAACCTGAATTAACCGCCCCTGTATATACAAAAGGTTGTCCTCCGGTATAACCTGTTAATTCACCAAGTATTGTATCAACCTCAGGATAATATGAAAACGATTCAAAATATAATTTTTGATTGGTCACAGGAGTATTATTACTATACGAATTCACCCCTATATTACTACCAGCGGTAACTCCACTAACAGTTGTTTGTGGATAATCACCACTTAAATGACTAATATTTTTAAACGACCCTTGAATAGGAATATTCATATGATACAAACCACTAATACTAACTGAATTGTAATTATTATATCCAAATAATCTTCCTAACTCATATGATATTGGAACTTTAGGTGTATATGGGTCAACACCTCGGTTTAATATTAAAACACAAATATTTCCATAATCTTGTATAAAAGTTAATGGAGTTAAAGTCTGATTGTCTCGTATGTTTACACTGAAATTGGACTCACTATAGTTTTGGCTAATAATAGTTGTATTAGCAATATATCTATTATTTAGTGAATCACTCCCTAATTGGTTACTACATTGACCACTAAATTGATTATAAGTCATCGCAGTTATTACTTGAAAATATTCAACGTCTGTTGGAAATTTATGAAAATTATTTGAGGTACCCGTAATGTTAACACTATAAACAACTGGCGTACTAACATTACCTGTCCCATCAGGATTTGCATAATTAATTATAATATTTGCATCACCTGTTTTTGTAAATCCAGTAATAGCGTTATTACCATACACATTCAAAACACCTTTTGTCATATTTATATCCTTACTAATCGCTGGATTTTGAAATGATATTAATTGACCTGGTTTTAATTTTTTAACTGTCGATTTATCACAAATCAATACTGTAGTATTATCAAAATGAAATTTAGATGAAGTTGGTTCAAAACTAACTTTAATAATATTAACCCCCCCACCTGGATTAGCATTATTAGTATCGGGAAAAGGTGTTGCGGTACCATTAAAATATTTTGCCTTAACATTAAATAAGTTAATTCTATCCGCCATTGGTATATTTGTTGTATAGATTTCTCTTTCGTAGTTTTGGGTTTGACTTATAGTTAAGTATGGTGCACCAATATTAACTGAAGCATATTGATAATCGTATATTAATCCGGATAATTCTTGAGAGTAAATTTGTGCCCATTCTGCAATATAACCTGTTGGATTATCAGGATTTCTTGTAGGAATCCTAAATGTTCCATTATTAAATAATGGTACAATAGATGGAGAAAGATTAACTGAAGTCACACGGTCATCAGAAACAATTGTCTCACAAGGATTAACTTTATTGGACGCATTCTGTAATGCGTCCGCACCTGAACCATCTTCATCAGTTCCGTTAGAATCTGTTGAAGACTCTGGACTACATCTACATAAATCACATTCAGGATAAGTAAGTATTGGTACTTTAACACCACTTAAATCCATTTTATTTAATTCTTTTCTAAGCCATTCAAAAAAGATTCCAAGCCCAACATAAAATGCCGCTAACAATAAAAACCCAACTATCAAACCTAAGGCCGGATAACACGCCACCGCTTGAATACCAGCGTTAATCGCTTGATACGCAGCCCAACCTATAAATATCCAAATTAAATACTCTCGGATTAAATAAATTAGAAAATATAAAATGTGCATCACAAGTATTAAAACAAAAAACACAGGTGTTAGTATGATACTGAAAAACATAAAAATTATGTATATAATATCAAACCTAAAATTACCATCGTTAGTCGGGAATCTATTATTTAATCCAACACAAGTTTCATCTAATATATTTTTAATACCAATATATCGTTCAAACCCCCTACCTTTTCTAATTCCATTAATAAATTGAGAAACAGTATATACTTTATTATACTGCATCATATAAAATCTATCTTCACAATCTATCGCTTCTTGAATAATTTGATTAAAACTTGAATCTCCACTATAAGCATAATCATACCAATCAACACTAAAAGCATAAGATTCTTCTGTATGATTTGGGATTCTATTTTCTTTAATGTTTGGTATTAAAAAATAAGCCCTTCTAGTTGTTTCACTTAATGATGGTGATTGAGACCATTTTACTTTAAATCTATATTTACCTTTTGTTGGAATTCCTTTTTCCGGGTCATTAGACAAAACTTGTTCCCCAAATTCATTAGTAACATAATAATCTAAATTCATTGGGACATCTATTAACCAAGTACCATTTTCATCAATTACTTTACCACCATTTTCTAAACTAAAATTTTCTAAAATAGGTCTACCATCACTGTCTTGAAAAATTGTTTGTCTAATTGCTAAAATATCACCAGGACCTGTCGTTAAATCACACAAATGACCCGATTTGTTTGTTGGTCTACATCCTGTTGAAACAGCCGCACTATTAGGTCCTGAAATAATTGACCCCATAAAAATTGATGTTGGTCTAATTTCTACATTTGCTTCCGCACTTAAATCAAAATCTGTTCTTGTAATTCCTAAATTACAAATTTCCGGTTGTCCCCATAATGGTTCAACTTCAATAGTTCTATTGACAGTAATAATTTGTGGTAATTCTCTTAAATTATTGGAAGCTCTAAAATTTGGTCCCGATACTTGTGATTCCGTAGCAATCCCCATTCTAATTAAATCTTGTGGTGATAATGAAAATTCACCAATATCCGATAAATCAACATCAATTACAACAGTTTGAGCACCAACAGGAACACCAAATATCATATAATCACCACTATCATTTGTGATTGCATTATACTTATAATACTTATCATAAACCTGAATAAGTGTTGGATTTGTTAAAACATCGGTTCTGGTAAAGAAAGTACCGGTTGGCACGTGAGCACTATAGGATTTAACATAAGGAAGTAAGTTATATCTATAACCATCATCATTAACATCAGATAACGATTTATAAGGATATAATTCTGAAATGATTGGGTCAGATTGGTCTTGACTATCAATAGGTATGAATACTGAAACTTTAACGTTTGGAAGACCAAAACCATTATTTACACTAACACGTCCAACAATAACACCATAATCGGCACATTGTCTTGTGTAGATATCACTTTGTAATATTTTTAAGGAGAGAATCTCTAAATAATCAAACTCTTGGTCAATTAAAACCTTAACTGACTTATCCACACCGGGTTGAGTTCTTATTCTATACGATTTTGACATATTTTATCTTTTTTAATAAATAGTTTATACACTATTTTTAAAAGATAATTAATAATTATTCAAAATAAATTATGATTAAAATTTATATTTCTTAGTGAAGTCAATTGGGTCTGAATTATTTTCTATAAAATTTTTTATAATAATTGATATATCTTGAGGTATTTTATTGTCTATACTCGTATGAGTAGTATTAGGTATTTTTAAATTAATAATATTTGTTAGATTATTAGTTTTATATTTCGTAACAATCCCACCGGAATTGGTGAAAAAATACATATTATCAGACCATTTTACTGATGTAAAATTAATTACACACCCCACATTTGATTTGACTTTATAATTAAAGTTATTATGTAATTTATTAGCGTTATCTAAAAATAACACTAAATCAACAAAAACATTTTTCTCAGATAATTTATCTAATACTTGAGTAATATTATAACCTCCAATACTGTGACCTACTAATATTATTTTACCTTTTGGTTTAAATAAACGATAATAATAGACATTTTCATAAACATCTTCAGGTGTTAACGTATAACTATGTGTACCGGTATAAGTAATAACCTTATTTGTTTTATTATCTAAATCACTTTCAATAATACCTAACCCATCAAAGTCTCGTGATTTAGTGAAGTCAACTTGTGTTTCATTATATTTAACAACATCCATAAACGGGTTATTAGCCCCCTGAACAACAATTATTAAATTTTCAGTATTTTTATCAAAATATTTAACTTCGTGATGTATCATTTCTAATTCTCGTCTATCAAAAAACATACGACATTCACTAATCAATAACAGACCTGAAAATAAAAAAATTAAAAACTCTAAAAATTTTAATTTTTTTGTTTTTTTAACAAAAAAAATAAATATTAATAATCCAACTATAAATCTAATATTTAAAATTAAACCATTAAAAATTGCTTGGAACCAAGTCCCATTATTACCCTTTATTACTTCTATAATATGATTAATTGTTTCCATCTTTTAATTATAGTGGAATCATACAATATTATCAAGAAAAATTAACGGTTTTAAGATTTTTAACCCTAACATTAATATCTTTGTTTGGATATTTAATCTGATATATTTGATTTGGTTCCGCAAATATAGTATCGTCTATCAACCCAATTTGTTTTGTAGTATTATTAATATATCTTTGAGATGTTTGTGATGATGAATATTGTCCCCCAACTTGATTAAAAATTAAAATGTCGGATAATGAAATAACACCGTTCTCGCTTTGTATTAATCTTCTTAATTCAGATATATTAACATTTTCACCCATTTGTCTGTTTAACGGGTCAAAATATTCCGAAACAATAGTAATAATTTGAGATATAACCGTTCCTTGATTTTGAGTGTTATCCAAAACAACATCAACATTAAAACTTAAATCAATAACATTTGCACTTTGTATTGACACATAATCATTAATCATACGATAGTTTGATAAGTAATTTGCAACATTATTTTTCAAAGTATTTGATATCACTTCAGTTAATCTACCGGAATCATCATACGATAACATCTGAACAATAATTTTATTATTGTTTTCAGTTATTGCAACTTTTGCAGGAGCACCAAATTGTGATGGCATCGTTCTAATTATAGAATCATAATCGTTTACTGTTACCGCTCTTTTTTGAGCAGAAAAATTATACGATACTAAATTTCTTACTTCCTCAGTTGTTGGGAAATTAGCTCCACCGATTGCCGCAGTAACATTAGTACATCTTAATGAATTAACAACGGTAGTATTAACACTTTCAGACGGACCATTAACAAAAAATGATACCGTACCTATTTGTGTGATGGAATTAACCCCAATATTACTACCGGTACCACCACCAACTCTATATTGAACGAATAGTGTTGTATTAGGTTTTAAAGTACTACCTAACGCTAAGTTATTTGAATATTTATATAAATTTAATTGGAATCCGTCTCTCGCAAATTCTCTTAATTGTTCATCAGCCGATTGACTACCACCACCGAAAGTCATTTTTAAGAAACCTTCAGGAGTAAATTCAGTAATAAACTTTGTACTTGTTTGAATATACTTACCAACTTTAATTCCCGGAGCGTCCGACACTTTAGTTGGGTCTTCAACAAATACTCTATCCTCAGCTAACGCATCAACTTCATACCATCTATTATTTAAACCTAAAAATTCTTGAGCCGAAGGAATATTACTATATTGAGTACTATCTTTTAATAATACACTAGTAACCCCTAAAACATTTTTTTCAGGTAAGAATAACTCATAAAAAGGACGAACATCATTTGGAGTTATAACCTTTTTAAATACTTTAGTTGTTCCATTAACAACAGTTTCTCTTTTAGTTATTGTATAATTTAATAATTTGTTATTAGAGTCAAAATTAGGTATTTTTAATCTATTCGGAAATCCTTCAGCGTTTATTGGTGAAGCAAAATCAATATCATATACAGTTTCAAAAACCTGACCCGCACCATTGACCTGAGAACCTCGTCTTAATATCCCACAATATCTTAAATCTTCTTTATCACCAAACGCAGGTACAGTAATTGAGAAATCAACCAACGCAACCGATGGTCTCATCCCCGGAACTTTTAATCCATACGTTTTTGCAATATTAAATACTGATGACCTTTGTTGTGCATACTGTAACACTGTTTCTTGAACACTTCGGTCAATATTAAATTGTAAGTTATCAGTAACCGCAGCATTCAAATCTAATAATACTGAGAACACCGACGCATCATTAAAATTTTGGATGGTATCAGGATAATACGTTTTAGTAAAGTTAATTAACTCAGTCCTAATCGATTGGAAGTCCCTAGTTGTATAGGATATTTTTTTATTTGCCATAATTTTATATATTAATAATTACAAAGTCACTACTGTTGAATACATCGTTATTTACGGTGTAGTCTATTTTAACTTTTGCTGTATGTTCGTTATCTGAGATATTTGGAACTCTAAAAACTCTCTCATCATTATCATTTATGTAACTACCCTTATCTTCTTCACCATCTGAAGCAGCTGTAATACTAATATTTGTTATTGTAATACCGGGTAAATAAACTTCGGCCGCCTCTCTAATTTCAGATTCAATATCTGAAAATGTTGGTCCATCCAAAGGTTCAAAAATAAATTCATACAATCTTGTACCAAAATCAGGTAAATAATATCTACTACCCTTTCTTGATAATAAAAGATGAATCAAATTTGACCTAATCTCTTGTTCGTTATAATCTGATAAGTCCAAATATTTCCCATCAAAAGAATCTCTGAAGGGAAAAGTTAAACCATAAGTAAGTCCATCTGCCATAACTATAAATATAGTGTCGTGATTATTTTTTATAAATACCCCCAAAATAAAAAATCACGACCTAAGCCGTGATTTATATTCTTATTAA